CTGCCACAATTACTGTGGGAGGTAATGTATACACAGCAAACTCAATTGCAATTGGTGGTCAGAACAATAGACCTAGATTTGATTTGACGAACACCATTAGTACAACTGCTCAAACTTTTTGGCAAGCAAATAATCTTGATGACACAGACAACATAACTATAACTGTTACTCTAACATTCTAATATAAGGAACTTACAATGATCAACATTCAACACTATGCGGCTCTTATTGCCGATGTTAATAAGATGCAATCGAGGCTTGAAGCCATTGCATACAACTTCAAAGAAGAGGCACCTAAAACTGATCTAGACACTCAGTTGATTGATGCTCTGGTTGCCACTGCAAATACCTTACTAGCATCAGCAGAAGCAATTAAGTCTATCGAGTATGATCCAACACCAGACACAGACGGTGGTTAATTAAAGGAATTTATATTATGAAAATTGATATTCGTAATTTACGAACACAGTGGATAAACTTAGATAAAGACACAACAAAAGCAGATCAAATGATAACCCTCTTAGGTGAACATGGGTTTACTGATCATGAGCGTTTTGCTGCGATGTGTGAAGACACAGAGTTCGGAATCACCAGAGACAACTGCAATTGGTTCGGAACTCATATGTGTGGACTCTCCCACAGGAAACTACTCAACGAAACAATTGTGTCTGATGGTAAACCTATTTTTGTTTTAGAAGACGATGTTGAAATTGAAAATGACAACATCAATTATGAAATAGAAATACCAGATGATGCAGATGCAGTTTATCTAGGAACATCTCAAGGTGATTGTAACTACTCTGCTATTAGTGTAAACGAAGACATAGCAAAGGTACAAAGAATTTTTGCAACACATGCAATCATTCATTTCAACCCAGAATACTCCAAACGAGTAATGCAGTTAACAGAAGACGCAGTTAAAGGAGACGGACCGTTTGATGTAGGAATAGCGTATAACATACAAAAAGATTTTAATGTATATGCAGTAAAAACTCCATACTTCTACCAAGCAGACTCCAAGAATACAGTGAATAAATATGAGTATATAACTCGAATCCCCCTACTTTTAAATGATGAGGAATCAAATTTACTATGAAGAATCTATCCTATTATAAATTAAACGAAGAAGTAAAATCCCCCAAACATGCAACATTCCAATCTGCATGTTTTGATATCCATGCACACATTAAAGATGAAACACCAATCGTGGTTTACGGTATGGAAAATCTTAAAGGGTTTACTACACCAAAAGAAGAATGCATTACGATTTTCCCAGGCGACAGAATTCTCATTCCGACAGGATTAATTTTTAATATTCCAAAAAATCATTCAGTTCGTCTACATACACGATCTAGTGTTTCTTTGAAAAAAGGATTGATTTGTCCTAATGGAGAAGGTATAATTGATTCTGATTACTACCACGAAACATTTGTAATGCTTTACAATGCAAGTGGTGATGAAGTCACAATTCAAAATGGTGATCGAATCGCCCAAGGTGAATTAGTAGAATGTGCAATGTATGGAGTAGTAGAAACTAAAAAGTGTCCAGAACAAACAACAAACCGATCCGGTGGATTTGGTTCAACAGGAGTTAAATAATGAACAGAGAAGACCTAATGAAGCACCATGCTAAACTTTGCAAAGAAGCAATTGATATTATGAAAAAGAAGAATCACGATTACGCCGGAGAAGGAGGCGAATCACCATTCGCCAACTTCACAAGATCCGAAGACATGGGTATATGTTCTACCGAACAGGGGTTCCTTGTTAGGCTCTGCGATAAACTTTCCCGTCTATCTACATTTGCTAGTGCTGGGGAACTCAAGGTAGATAATGAAGGTTATCATGACGCCATTCTGGATATCATTAATTACTGCATTTTGTTTGATGGTTATGTGAGTTCTAAGAAGAAATGATTTGACTTCTCTGACATATGTGGTATAATCTATATATGAAAAGAATTCTACTATATGCTCTTCTTGTAGTTCCCCCTATTTCCTTTACCCACACGGACAATAACAGCCATATATTTTTGTTGGAATCTATTTGCAAAGTAGAATCCAATTGCGATAGTTATGCTATTGGCGATAACGGAAATGCAATTGGAGCGTATCAGATATGGGAAAATTACTGGCAGGATGCATGTGCCTTTAGAGACAACGACGATCTTCGATTATCTGATGGGTATGAAAGTTGTTATGGTAAAGAGTATTCTGAGAAGGTAGTTCTTGCTTACTGGAATAGGTATGCTACAATGAAGAGACTTGGTAGGACTCCTACAGACGAAGATCGAGCAAGAATTCACAACGGCGGTCCAAACGGATACAAAAAAGATTCGACCTTGAGGTATTGGAAGAAGGTACAAAATGAAATGTGATGGGTATTATACTAACATAGCAATCAGAGGAAAGAACATTCTTGTTCGTGGTTATGATTCCAATGGTGCTTCGTTTAGACGCAAAGAAGAATTCATGCCTACTATGTTTGTACCTTCAAGTAAGGAAACTAAACACAGAACTCTCAACGGAATGTATGTCGAACCTGTACAACCAGGCAATATCAATGATACTAGAGACTTTGTAAACAAGTATCAGGGAATAGATGGTTTCGACATTTACGGTAACACTGATTTCGTATATCAATACATCGGTGAAAACTATGCAGGTGAAATGGACTATGATTTTTCTAAGATTAAGGTTGCTGTAGTTGACATCGAATGTGAATCTGAACACGGGTTTCCTAAACCAGAAGATGCAAACGAAAAAATCAATGCAATCACTGTTGATTGTAATGGTTCAGTTTACGTTTTTGGGTTGGGTGAATTTACGTTACCAGAGACTGAAAAATTTAAATACTTCAAATTTGAAACAGAAGAGGAACTCTTGTCGAGTTTCTTGTCTATCTGGAATGTAGAGTCTCCAGATATAATTACTGGTTGGAATGTTCGTTTCTTTGATATTCCATATCTTGTAAATAGAATTGCGAAGGTTCTTGGTAATTCAGAATCCAAACGACTTTCTCCTTGGAACATCATTAAAGAAAAAACCGTAAAGAAGATGAATCGGGATAATCAAACTTATGAAATTGTTGGTGTTTCGACTCTCGATTATTATGAACTATATCAGACTTTTACATATGTAAATCAAGAATCATACCGTCTTGATCATATTGCGTTTGTTGAATTGGGTGAAAAGAAACTGTCGTATGATGAATATGACAGCATGGCTACATTCTATAAAAATGACTTCCAACGATTCATTGAGTATAATGTTAAAGATGTTGAACTTATCAGTAAACTAGAAGACAAGATGAAACTTCTTGAACTGGCAATATCCCTTGCGTATGCTGCTAAAGTAAATTACATGGATGTGTTTGGACAAGTTCGAACGTGGGACTGTATCATTTACCACTATCTAATGGAACACAATATCGTTCCACCACCCAAGACGATTAGTAAGAAGGATGCTCAGTACGCCGGTGCTTATGTAAAAGATCCGATTGTTGGTATGCACGAATGGGTTGTTTCTTTTGACCTAAACAGTCTATATCCACACTTGATCATGCAATATAACATCAGTCCTGAAACGAAGATCAAACAGGACAAAGATTACATGATCACACCTAATGGTATCCTCGAAGGAAGTGATCGTCCGAAGAAGGCCTTACTCGAACACAAGAGCAAGAACTACTCTGTCGCAGCAAACGGGACATGTTACCGAAAAGACTTTCAGGGGTTTCTTCCTGCACTCATGGATAAGTTGTACAAAGAACGAAAGATGTACAAGAAGAAGATGATTGAGTGTCAGAAGAGACAGCAAGCAGGAGAAAAGAATCTCGAAAAGGATATCGCAAAATACAACAACTTTCAGTTGGTTCGTAAGATTCAATTGAACAGTGCTTATGGTGCGATTGGTAACGAGTGGTTTCGATACTTTGATGTTGACATGGCAGAAGCAATCACCTTGTCGGGACAGTTGAGTATTCGTTGGATTGCAGACAAACTGAACGAGTTTTTAAACAAGACAGTTGGTACTAATGATTATGATTATGTTGTGGCATCCGATACGGATTCTGTTTACTTACGTCTTGGTAATTTGGTTGATAAAGTGTGTGGAGAAAAATCTAAAACGGAGATAGTCGATTTTTTGAATAAAGCATCGGAAGAAGTAATTCTCCCATACATCAAGAAGCAGTACGATGAACTTGCTGGATTGATGAATGCCTATGATAATAAAATGATAATGGACAGGGAATGTATCGCAGACAAAGCAGTTTGGACTGCAAAAAAGAGATACATGATGCAAGTCCATGACTCCGAAGGAATTAGATACGAAAACCCTAAGAATAAAATCATGGGCATTGAAACCACTAGATCATCAACACCACAGGTTGTTCGTGATAATCTTAAAGAGGCAATCAATCTAATTCTCACCACAGATGAAGATACAGTTATTGAATTTATTGAGTCTTTCCGCACTAAATTTAATAAGTTTGAACCAGAAGACATTGCATTTCCGCGAGGTGTAAATGGTATGAATAAATATGCTAGTAACACCACCATATATGAAAAGTCTACACCAATCGCAGTTAAGGGAAGTCTAATTTATAATTTTTATATTAAAAAGCACAAACTAGACGGTAAGTACAGAAAGATCCTCGACGGCGATAAGATCAAGTTTCTTCACCTTGTACAGCCAAACCCACTAGGTGGTGTCGCGGGAAAGGATCAAGTAATCGCCTTTCCTAATAGTCTCCCCAAGGAATTTGAACTAAAAGAATTTATAGACTATGATGTTCAGTTTCAAAAGGCGTTTCTTGATCCTATTAAAAATATACTAGACAAAATAGGATGGAACCACGAACACGTTTCGTCATTGGAGGAATTTTTTGCATGATGGAATATGATGCTTGGAAATTTATAGAAGAAACACTCGAAACAATGCTTGATGATGAAAGAACTAAGTTAAGCAAAATGATGCGAGATAAACAATGTAGTGTCGAAATATATGAAAAGGCACTGGACAAATGTAAGAAAATAGAGTATACTATAGAGGAACTGGAGAAAAACAAATGAGTGATTTTTTAAAGTCGATTATTAAGAGTTCAGGAAATGAATATGCAGGTATTGTCTCAGACGGGATTGAAGGTAGTGATGTCACAGGGTTTATTGATACTGGTTCTTATGTTTTCAATGCCCTACTTTCTGGTTCTTTGTATGGGGGTATTCCAAACAATAAAATTATGGCGCTGGCAGGAGAATCTGCTACTGGTAAAACTTACTTTGCGCTTGGTATGTGTAAGAAGTTTCTTGATGATAACCCAGACGGTGTTGTTCTATACTTCGACACGGAACAAGCAATCACATCTGGTATGATTTCGGAACGCGGTATGGATCCCAATAGGGTTGCTGTATTCCCTGTTGCTACAGTCGAGACTTTTCGTCATCAAGCAATTAGCATCGTTGACAAGTACATTGAAACTAAGGATAGCAAACCTGTCTTTGTTGTTCTTGATTCTTTGGGAATGCTTTCTACCGAGAAAGAAATGAACGACACCGCAGAAGGTAAGTCTACCCGAGATATGACTCGCGCCCAAGTCATCAAAGCAACTTTCCGTGTGCTTACTCTTAAGTTGGGCAAGGCAGGTATTCCTCTTGTTCTAACAAACCACACATATCAAGTTGTTGGTGCATACGTTCCGATGAAGGAGATGGGTGGTGGTTCTGGGTTGAAGTATGCTGCTTCTACGATTGTGTATCTCTCAAAGAAGAAGGACAAAGATGGTACTGATATCATCGGTAACATCATCAAGTGTAAGTTGTTCAAGGGTAGGTTTACAAAAGAGAACAAGATGGTTGAAGTTCAGTTGAACTATGATACTGGACTAAATCCTTATTATGGATTGGTTCCAATCGCCGTAAAGTATGATATTTTCAAGAAGGTTTCAACTCGAATTGAGTTACCTGATGGTAAGACTGCTTTCGAAAAGTCAATCAACAACGATCCACAAAAGTATTTCACTCCTGAAGTTATGGAGCGACTCGAAGATGCAGTTGCAACAGAATTTAAGTATGGTAGCACCGATGCGGAGTTAGAAGATGTCGAAACCGAAGAATGATGAAAACAAAACACCTCCCCCACCACCAACATGGCCTCTGAATCAAAAAGAAAAATCAGAGGGAGTAGGAGACACAATATCAAAAATTATAAAAATGCTTTCCGGTGGTAAAATAAAAGAGTGCGACAAGTGCAAGGAACGAAAAGAAAAACTAAACCAAGTTTTACCCTATAAGAAGGACAATGATGAAGTACAGGACGATTGAAGGACAAAGCGAGGGTAACATCAGAATATTGGATGAAAGATTTAATGGTGTTGCGGTTTCCATTGGTAGAGTTGCAATTGTTCCGGCAGAAGATTCTGATCAGGCAACACTTAAATATAATTACGATGTTTTAGAGAATCCAAGCGACATTACTTTGAATGAAGAATTCGATTCCCTAGTAGGCGATATTGTGATTGACATTCTAGAATCAAAACTAGAAGAGGATCCAAAATCTTTGAGGTTTAACGACAGTGCAGATTGAAAAAATTATACTACATTCTATTTCTTGTGATGAGCAAGTTTCGAGAGGTGTTGTTCCTTTTCTAAAGAGTGAATACTTTCAAGATCCAACCGATAAGGTGGTGTATGAGAATATTAATAATTACATTCAGGAATACAATTCCCTACCATCCAAAGAGGCGATGTCTATCGCTATCTCTAAATTACCTCAGAGTGATGATCAAGAGAAAAAATGTCAAGAACTGGTAGATGAAGTTTTCTCTTTAGAGAGTGATTATGACAACGAATGGGTAATGAAGGAGTCGGAGAACTTCTGCAAAGACAAAGCAGTATATAATGCCATTCTAGAATCTATTCATATCATCGAAGGTAAAAGTCAAACCCAATCAGACAATGCTATTCCGGGAATTCTTTCTGATGCACTGTCGGTTGGATTTGATACTCACATCGGACATGACTATATTGAAGATGCAGATGCACGGTATGAGTTTTATCACAAGAAAGAAGACAAAATCCCGTTTGATTTGGAAATGTTCAACAGCATCACCAACGGAGGTACACCTACCAAAACACTGAATATTGTCATGGCAGGAACAGGTGTTGGTAAGTCTATGTTTATGTGCCATCATGCTGCTGCTTGTCTTGCACAGAACCTTAAAGTTTTGTATATCACTTGTGAAATGGCAGAAGAAAGAATTGCAGAGCGAATTGATGCTAACTTAATGGACATTACTATGGACGACCTTCGTTCTGTGTCAAAAGAGGTGTATGATAAGAAAATGCAAAATGCAACTATGGGATTCAACGGTAAACTGATCGTGAAGGAATACCCCACTGCGACTGCAAACGTAAACCACTTCAGACATCTTCTTGATGAACTCAAGTTGAAGAAAAAGTTTGAACCGGATATTGTTTTCATTGATTACCTAAACATTTGTGCCGCTGCTAGATTTAAGAATGCTGCTAACGTAAACTCATACATGTATGTCAAGGCTATTGCAGAAGAACTTCGAGGACTTGCAATTGAGAAAAAACTTCCTATCTGGTCTGCAACACAAACAAACAGACAGGGTTTTGCGAACACAGATGTTGGGTTGGAAGAAGTTTCCGAATCCTTCGGTCTTCCCCAGACAGCAGATTTTATGTTTGCGTTAATTGGAACAGAAGAACTGGATGAGCAGGGACAACTCATGGTTAAGCAACTAAAGAACAGATATAATGATCTAGGAACAAACCGAAAATTTGTGGTTGGTGTTGAGAAAGCAAAGATGAAATTCAGTGATGTTGCTTTGAGCGAAAATGTCAACCTAATAGGAACAGGAAATGCTTCTGATCTTGGATTGTCTGAATCACAAGCATCAAAGTATTCTGAAAAATTCAACGAATGGCAAATGTAAGATGAGTGTCTACATAGATCAAACATATATAAATAGAGTTTCTCCTATGTTGGAGAGGTTCGCCTGGAAAAAGTCAAATCTTGCTAATTGTAGGTGTCCAATCTGTGGTGACTCACAAAAAAACAAATCCAAAGCAAGAGGGTTTTTCTATCAAAAAGCAGACTCATATTTTTACAAATGTCACAACTGTAATCATAGTTGTAATCTATATAATTTTTTAAATCATGTTTCCTCTCAGTTAGCAAAAGAGTATTCCCTCGAAAGATGGAAATCCGGTAAAGACAAAAACAAAACTCCTTTGAAAGAAAACGACATGTTTAAGAAACTAAAAAAGAAACCAGAGTTTAAAACTAAAGATAAAATTCTAAATCATATAGAATGTATCACTGAGTTACCTGAAACGCATAATGCCGTCAAGTTTGTGAACATGAGAGTAATCCCCAAACAACACTGGAGGTATCTATACTATTCTAGTGATTTTGGTTCTTTCATGAAAAGGTTAGATCCCGAAACACGTCAAATGGTAGGAAAAGAAGAAAGACTTGTGATACCATTCTTCAATAAAGAGGGGGATGTTGTTGCGGTTCAAGGAAGATCAATTAATTTTAAAGACGAGAGTAATGCCAGATACACTGCAAAGTATATTACAGTGAAGCACGATAAAAGTATTGATCGACTTTGGTATGGGATGTGGAGAGCAAATCCATCAAAAAGAATCTATGTTGTAGAAGGACCTATCGATAGCATGTTCTTACAGAATTCCGTTGCAATGGTTGGAGCGGGAGCCTTGGATGTTATACCAAAAAGGTTTAAAAATAGTGCGATGACATTCATATTAGACAACGAACCAAGAAATCCACAAATCTGCTCTTACATAGAAAAATTAATTGGAATGGGTAATCAGGTTTGTATCTGGCCAGAAAATATTTCGGAGAAAGATATAAACGATTTGGTTTATCGAATGTCTACCCGAAAGATTCAAAAAATGATAAATGAAAATACGTTTAGTGGACTAGAAGCAAAACTTCGATTCCAAACATGGAGAAAAGTATGAAAGTATTAGACGCGGGTCATGTTCAATTAGTAGACTCTATGGGCAGCGATCTCATGGTTTGTAATGCAGCGAGAGTTTCGTTTTCAAAGGACACAGAGTGGGATCGAGACGAAGAAGCAATTTCTAGATTAAAAAAGTCTGGTTCTAGTTACCACGAAGAAGATGTTCGTAAACTTTCCGAGAGAGATACTAAATTAATTCGGTATCTCGCAAAGCATAACCACTGGACACCATTTGCACACCCACAGATTACTCTGCGAATCAAAGCACCAATTTCTATTCGGACTCAGTTCTTCAAGCACAAGCAAGGATTTGTCGAAAATGAAATAAGCAGACGTTACGTCTCCTTTGAACCAGAGTTTTACTTTCCATATTGGAGAGGTAAACCAAAGGATAATGCAAAGCAAGGAAGCGATGACTTCATTGCAATCGAAGGTAAAATTATTAAGAACCACACTGATGCAGTGAAATTGTGTCTGCATACATATAATGAACTTCTTCGTGATGGGGTTGCACCAGAACAAGCAAGATTTATACTACCCCAAGCAATGTATACCGAATGGTATTGGACGGGTTCACTTGCAGCATACGCTAGATTTTACAAGCAAAGAATTGATGAACATGCACAATGGGAAATTAGACAATATGCTTCCGCAATAGGAAAATTAATTCGTCCTCTCTTTCCGGTTTCATGGCAAGAACTTGCATAAATAAAAAAACAGATATTAGTTATTAGGAGATTTTGATATATGTCATTACCAACACCGTTTCAGGATTTTATTCATCTAAGCCGTTATTCCAGATGGACAGACGAAAAGGCAAGAAGAGAAACTTGGGAAGAAACTGTTTCCCGTTACTTTGATTTTTTTGTAGATCACCTAGAAGAAAATCAAAAGTATAAAGTTTCAAAAACAGAAAAAGAAGAACTACAAAGTGCTATTGTAAGTCTTGATGTTATGCCTTCAATGAGAGCATTAATGACTGCTGGTGAAGCACTCAAGAGAGATCATGTTGCAGGTTATAATTGTGCTTATGTGAGTGCAGGAAGAGTCCGATCTTTTGATGAGATTCTTTATATTCTGATGTGCGGAACTGGTGTTGGGTTTAGTGTCGAGAGAGACTTCCTAGACAAACTTGCAACCATCGCGGAAGAGTTTGAAGCAACTGATACCACCATTGTTGTGCAGGACAGTAAACTTGGTTGGGCGAAAGCGTATAAAGAACTTACTTCTCTGCTCATTGGGGGACAAGTACCACAATGGGATCTTGCGAAGATTAGACCTGCGGGAGAAAGACTTAAAACTTTCGGAGGTCGTTCTTCTGGACCAAAACCACTGGATGATTTGTTTAGGTTTACAGTAGACACATACAAGAAGGCTAGTGGGAGAAAACTCACTTCCATTGAATGTCATGATATCATTTGTAAGATTGCTGAGATTGTCGTGGTTGGGGGAGTACGTCGAAGCGCCCTTATCTCACTCTCTTCGCTTACTGACGAGAGGATGCGTGAAGCAAAAACAGGACAGTGGTGGCACGAAAACCCACAGAGAGCATTGTCAAACAACTCTGTGGCATACAAGGAGAAGCCTGAGATCGGTACGTTCATGGACGAATGGGTTTCTCTATACAAGAGTAAATCCGGTGAGCGTGGTATATTCAATCGGAGTGCTGCAAAGAAAACAATTGAAAAACTTGGTGATCGTCGAGATCCAAATTATGACTTTGGCTGCAACCCCTGTTCAGAAATTCTTCTCAGGGATAGACAATTTTGCAACCTCACAGAAGTAGTTGTTCGCAAAGAAGACACAATCAAGACTCTAAAGGAAAAGGTAAGACTTGCAACCATTCTTGGTACGTGGCAATCTACCCTCACCAACTTCCGTTATCTTTCCAGCGAATGGAAAAACAACTGCGAAGAAGAAAGACTTTTAGGTGTTTCCCTTACAGGAATTATGGATAATGATTTGATGAATGGAAAGAAGGGCGAAAAACTTCTGGTGGAAACCCTGCAAAATCTTAGAGATGTTGCAATTGAAACTAACAAGCAACTTGCAAAGAAACTAAAAATTAATCAATCTGCTGCTATTACTTGCGTCAAACCAAGCGGAACTGTGTCCCAATTAGTAGATGCTGCATCTGGTATTCACGCACGACACAATCCTCACTACATCAGAACTGTTCGTGCAGACATCAAGGATCCCCTGTGTATATTCATGAAAGAAAAAGGTTTCCCCTGCGAACCAGATGTCATGAAACCTGAACACACAATGGTATTCTCCTTCCCAGTAAAGGCACCAGATGGTTGCGTTGTTCGCACCGACATGACTGCTATCGAGCAACTAGAACATTGGTTACTTTATCAGAAGCATTGGTGCGAACATAAACCAAGCATCACTGTTACTGTAAAGGAACACGAATGGATGAAAGTTGGTGCATGGGTATATGATCACTTTGACGAAGTGTCCGGTGTGTCTTTCTTACCACACAGCGATCACAGTTATCGTCAAGCGCCTTACCAAGATTGCACAGAGGAAGAATATAATGATCTCTCCGCATTGATGCCGGTTGGTGTTGATTGGACGGAACTTTCAAATTATGAAAAAGAAGACAACACAGCAGGATCGCAGACAATGGCATGTTCTGGAAATTCCTGTGAAATTGTTGACTTAACTAACTAAAAATACTTGACATCGATGATTATTGGTGTATAATTAATTCTTATGAACGTGTCTATTGTAGACATTTTTGATTGGTGTAATACACACCACCCCATAGCCGGGTTAACTTATTAAAAGGAGAAAAGTTATGGCTACTAAAGTTTGCACTCAAAAAGAGTGTCCTGTCCTCGGAAATTGTGATAATGATGTTGTAACAAAGGCTCTCGCTAAGGTAGGAGTTTGTCGATCGATGCTGGTGACTCTAGCACTTTTGCCTTTTGCTTGGAGCGGTGTAATGTGGGCAGCAGGAGCAGTTAAGTCTGTTTGGGATGCTGCAACTACCGCAGTCGGTTCTTAATCGGAAATATTTCGAAAGACTCGAACACAGAAAACCCTCTGGTTATCCAGAGGGTTTTTTATTAATACCCTGTTGGGTTTTTGGGATCAGGAATACCGTCATCGTCTACATTTCGTCTTAAGCCAGATATGGGAGTTGGTTGTCCTGTAGGTACAAGGCCGCCTTTTGTTAGCATATAATCCACACCACCAATAGTGACTGGTATACCACCATAGGATCCAAGTCCTTTGCTTCTGATTCCCGTCTCAGGATCCACTGAGTTGTCTTCTGAGTCCACCAAACCCTTCATAATGTCAAAGATCATGTTGGGACTCACTCCACCAGAAAACTGCTCACCGAGGAACCAAGACTCTCCCATGAAAGAACCCATATCACCAGAATCCACACTACCGTAGTTGTCTACTGACTGTGAAGATGCAGGTCGATATTTAGGATCATATGTCAGTCCTTTTCCGTATCTGCGTTCAGTTGAATCTTGTCCAAGTACACCGTTATATTTTGATCTTCTCATTGTTTTTTACTTTCTTTGAATCTACCAAACAAAACATGTGCTATGGTTTGTCCTGCAAGGTTGTCTGTAGGATAGTTGTTGGAAGATAGCAATCGTGAATTTGCAATTTTGTTTGCCATTTCCATCATCACATCTTTATATATGGGAAACTGTTCGGCGAAGTATAAAGATAAAAACATAGACTCTGCTGAATGTTTTGATGGGTATGATGGTGTGGGATTTGAACTTACAGTTTCTTTTATTTCAAACCCCTGCTTGTTTGCTATAGTAGATGGACGAGATCTGTTATGTTTAGTTTTTTCATTTTCAACTATTATTCGAATGTCGGTTAATAGTTCCTCTACTTCTTCTTTGTCTACTTCCAATGAAAATTGTTCTAATATGTGGTAATAATTTTCCAGAACATTATTGTTGTATTTTCTGATAGAAGACAGATCTTCATCTTTCAATCTCATACTCACATTTTCCAGAAGTTCCAATTCCACGACAGTCTTATCACTTTCGTCTTTTGGTGGAGACATTAAAAATGACATACCTTCTACATTCAGTCGTTTGAAAATTTGTGGTTTAAAATTTCTTTGGAATCGATTCATGTATATATTTATACTATAAACATACTACATACTAAAGATTAAAGGAGTTTTATTATGTCAATTGCAGGTATCGATTATAGTTTACGAGGACCAGCAATCTGTATCTTTCATGATATAGATTCATATACTGGTGAGAAGAACACTGAATTTTCATTTAAGAATTGTTCGTTCTATTACCTAACAGATATTAAAAAGTATGCCACTACGTTTATGAAAAATATTCACGGGACTAAGTTCTCTGAGGTAGAATGTGATTCTTCCAGATATAACAGCATTTCTGATTGGGCTATAGAAATCATTAAGAAGTACAAATGCGATCAAGTGGCTCTTGAAGGTTATTCCTTCGGATCCAAAGGAAAAGTTTTTCATATTGCAGAAAACACAGGTGTCCTTAAATATAAACTTTTCCAAGAGTCAATTCCCGTTGATATAATTGCACCAACTTCCATCAAGAAGTTTGCCACAGGTAAAGGTAACGCAGACAAGACAGCAATGCATGATTCCTTTGTCAAGGAAACCTTTATCAATCTACATAAGTCAATAACACCCCTTAAAAAAGAGGTGTCAAATCCCGTTTCTGATATTGTTGATGCTTACTATATTTGTAAGATGTTTTACGACAGGATAAACGGATCTACGCAGTAGTCTGTTGTTTTGATTCTTTGGTTTTCTTGAAGGTTCTATATGTCAAATATGCAGAACCCAATATTATCGGAGTATAAAAAACTAAAAACGCCGTCGAAGAAAAACGATCTACTGAAATCCCATCTGCTCTTACTGGATTAAGTTCCGGTACAGCACCGTGTTTCGGGACAGTTTTGTTTACCCGCACAGAACCAGAACAAGAGGCGAGAAATAGCAAGGATATAATTAGAAAACGACTCATCGTCTAGAACTCTTTCCTACTGCTTGTCCGAAGTAGAAACCCACGATAGCCAGAAGAACTTGTCTGTTTTCTTCTGTGAAGAGATATCCATAAATTTCATGGAAGGTGACTCTCTGTCCACCACCAAACCCAAAGAACGTACCTTCGGTTTCAGTAATTTCTACCACTGTCGGTATACCAAAGAAAGGAAGAATAAACGGAGCCATTATAGTACCAAATAATATGGTAACCACAATAAGTCTCCGAACAGTTTTACCTGCCTCTACTCCTACTCTAGCAACAGCAAGATCTTGACTTTCATCTTGTCTCTTACTTCTACCAATCATTCGCTCAAATATTTCTTTTTGATCCTGTCTTTTTTCTGCCATGTATTTGAAAAGGAAGCCAGTTAAACTGCTTCCGATCAGAGTCAAAAATTCAGGTGTTAAGAATGACATCATTTGTAAGCCTTCTTGAAGGGTGTGATTGTTCCGTCTTTCACTCGCAGAGCAATTTCTCTTCCCTTGTTTCTGTATGAATATCTTCGAATGGCTTTCTTCATGTTATCATCAAGAGAACCAAACTTATCAGTGTTCCATTTCTCGAATTTCTTTCTTCCGTGTATCATGTCGTGCGGAACAGAATCAACGTCAAAAACTGCCATGTTTGCTATAATTTCAGGAGCAGTGTTTATGTTTTCGTGAATCTTTTCAATGGAGGATTTGCTTACTATTACTTCTTCTCCCGAATCAAGATGCACCGCAGTATACAAAGGAACAGATGACATTTCTGTCAGTGCTTGTTTTGTGTTTCCTATTATAATTACTTCACCTTCGTTTATTGTTTCAAAAGAAGGAGTAACAATTTCCTGTGTAGCGATGTAAACGCCGGATTCTATGGGAGTTTCGAAAACACACTCAAAAAGAACGTCTGAATCGGGAAATTTGTCTTTCAGAGACTCTAGGATCCGTTCTGCGAGGAGTTCTCCCCCTCTATTGTTTTCTTTGTTGTATTGCTCCTTTAATAGAAACAATGCACTGGCGTATGAACCAAGTTTACTCTTTAAACCAGGCACTTTCATCATTAACTTTTTTAGATTCCATATTAGAGTATGAAAGATAGTGTATGACGTTCTCTCATCACCTCTCAAGTCTTTTCTTTTCTTGAGGATGTTGCCGTCTTTGTCAATCACACCCAATCTAAATGCATCAGTATCCTTGAAGTCTGTGGTAAGGATTTTGATGAATTTATAGGCAACAAGCATATCGACTTGTTCGTTTAATTGACTTTTCTGTTCCATTTCATAACTCCCTTAGTTTATTTATAACAAATTGATCTAGAGGGATCTCTATTAATTTGGCTTCTGGTATATCCTCTTCTGGAAGATAGTTTAAATAAACTAAGAAAGTCTTGAGTAGTCCATGTAATTCTTCTTCTATCTTATAGAAGAGAATTCTGGTTCCTGCTTCTACACCAAACACATTAAAGAATATAATTATATGATTAAGAATAAGTCTCTCCCGAAGTATATCAGAGTTTTTATACTTGCGAAAGAGACGCTTAATGTATTTTATTCTATTTAAATCCTCTTGAAACTCATCCATACCAACGCATTGAGGATTGTCATAATACTTCATTGCGTACATCATGTATGTGTTATCGTTTAATCGCTCGTTCAGTTGCATAATACAGATTTCCATGATATATAATTTTCTACTTAGGTGATCTTTCCGGTTAACTTGTACATACCATCTTCATCTTGTGAGATGTTTATGTTGAGAGTCATACCAGTAGAGATGTCACTTTGATTGTTGAAGTCAACATCAAACTTGTCAATTTCCATACCTCTACCAAACAATTCAGTTGCTTTCTTTAGTGGGAATGAAACAGAACCACTTTCAGGTAGATCTTTGAGATCAAAATCAAAACCGACAAAGTTTAGTTTAGTCCGAAGGTTGTCTACAGCGTTCTTGGGACTTAAGTAGCCCTTTTTGAGTTCGTGATTAATTGCCTGTGTGATGTTAGCAATTGTTTCAGGGTTCGATTTATCGACCTGATATCTACCGTGACCATATCCACCGACTTCGGGGTTTTCTCTAATGTCTCTGAATTTTTTCATTTTTTGTTCCTAAAGAATTCTGCGGCATTTTCCCAGTCCTTCACCTGACTTTTGGTGGTTGATTGATTTCCCGCATTTGATTTTGAAAGATAATTTTTATAGATGTTCTGTTTATCTTCTAATGTCTTTGCATTAGATGCAAGTTCACCTGCTGCTTTTGCTGACTTTAAAAGATGATTTGGAAGTGTTACTGGTTGACTGCTTGTAATGCTTTCAATGTCATTTACTAAAGATTGGTTTGCAGGGCTAGAATCTGTAAACGGACCTTCTGGACTAAAGTTTCCTTGTCCGCTTGACACGGGGTTGCTTTCTGGTTCACTCATTTTATTAAATCTCCTTTATCATATGTATGTATAAATTCAGCCTTGTCGCTGAGTTCTCCGACGAGTTCTTTCTCGTCTCTGTGCAGCATCGATCTCTCGTTCGTGCTTTGTTCGAAGTTTTTTGTTTTCATCTCGGTGCTTTTCCCTCATTCGATCAAGAGAGGACATTTGTTCACCAATCGGAATACTAATTGGTCCTGTAATCAGATTAGGAACGATCTCATAGATTATATCTGCTAAATTTGATATAAAACCACCACCAGTTGGGGGGATTACTCCACCTCCTCCGATTGGTTTTATTCCACCGGGAATATTAATACCGGGAGTACCGGGTTTAACAAGCGGATCAAATATGCCTGGATATATATTTTGTAAAATCTCTTGAGGAAGATTTAGGTTATCAAGCATCCACGATCTCAACAAATCTCTCAGTACGTTTTGTGCCTGTGTTCCCATGAAACTATTTAAAAAACGTCTCAGACCGGGAATTCTATTGAAAATTGTATTTGGTATGTGTGGTGCGATTATAAATCTCAAGAGTGAAAGGAAATTATCAAAGTTAAGAATACTTCTAAATGCGGATGGCATACTTAGCCAAATACCATACATGGGATGATCTGGGTGATTGCCTGGATTAGGGGGAAGTAACCACCAAGGGTAGGAATAACCATGAGTGCTTATTGAACCGGGATTTACTCCGGGAGGAGTTGTCATTCCTATACCTTCAACACCCATATCAATAGGTCTAGGATCCATTGTTTGTTCTTCAATATTAAAAAGAACCACATCTGCTCTAGTAAGAACATTTTCAATTTTATTTAATCTATCGGACATCCTTGAACCTCTTTTTAAACCTCTTAACTCCACAAGCCTGGCCGGGAGTCATGAGTTGGTGATACTCTCTTGCTCTGTTGGTTCCATCTTCTAGAGGTGAAACTTTACTTTCGTTCTTTCGTGAGAAACTACGATTAGAATTCTTAGATTTAACTCTTAGGTTCTTATCACCATTATTTAGTGGATTTCGATCTTTGTGATCGACATCCTTTCCGTCACCCATACGAACTCTACCTTGCGACTCTAGTTTTCTTCTTGCTTTGTTTCGGCTGCTTCTTTTGTCAATTTGATCCTGCTTGCCTTGGTAGTTGTCGTATTCTTTTCTGTAGTCTCTCTCTTCGTTGTTCTTGGGTACGCAGTTAGGAACCATCTTGCCACCCTTTTTCTTCATACCTCTTTGTACATGGGTGTCCCAGCACTCAGAAACAAAAGACTCGAACTCTTCATTTTTGTTTTTCTTCTTTAGAGTTGCACGGTTCGTCTTGCTGCTGTACTTATAATCACTTGGTGATTTACCAGAATATTTTGCAGCACGATCCTTTGCTCGATCCTCTGCACTCATAGAGTTTCGCTTTTTACCCTTCCCGGTAAGTTTCTGCGAACCCTTTTTGAGAACTCCTCTTTTCTGAAGAGATGCAGTAGCGACTGCATATACCTTTGAATCCGACCATGAAGGATTCTTTGCTTTGAGTTGACCGACGAGTCTGTCAAGAATGTCGGGTTCCGTAAGAAAACGAAAATCTTCATTTACATTCCCTTTAACACGAGCAATTCTTTCTCTTTCGCTTTTCTTGATTCCCGGTAGAAGTTTCTGTGCTACTTTAGCAATCCTAGCAGGAGAATACTTCTTTTTCAGTCTCTTCTCTACTGCTTCTTTTTCTGAGTGTCCAAGAGAAGTCCAACTTCTACCCTTGAGCATCTTTTTCTTAAATCCACCCAGTGCTACTTTTCGTGCTTTCTTCTTTAGATCTTCTCCGCCCTTCATTCGTCGTGCTTTAATTTTTCGTTTCATAGCACGGCGCTTTGCGGTTCTTCTCGCGGATCTCGCCATTTTTCTTCTGGCTTCCTTTGAGAGTTCATCCAGTTGAATAGATTCATCTAGGGGAACCGAACCAATATTGTCCCCTATTTTTCCAGTAAATGATCCTGCGTTCACTTCAAGAACATATTTGGCTGGTTGATTAGGTATCCTTGTATTTAAGTCGTGTGGATCGAGGGTAGCAATATCAACAATTATTCCGCTTTCGTTGATCCAAACAACGTCCAGAGGAATGTGTGTGTTTTTCATCCAGATACCATGATGATCTTCTTCGTCGAACACGAATAACATGCCATCTTCATTGGACATAGACTGTACATCCATCAGTCCTCTTTCTCTGGTTTCGTCTGTGTCTGCAAGTCTTACGTTAAATGTTTGTTCGCCAAATGAAGCATACTCTTCCTTGAGTCCCATTCCCTTTCGAATAGACTTGAACAATTTAAGTGCAACTCTCTTGGGAACCTTTGCGGGGACTCCATTCATGAACTTTTCAAATTCATCATCGAGTGCTGCTTTTCTCATTTTAGATCCCGACATCCCCACAACGCCTTCTGCATCTGGATCCCGTTCACCTGCTGATAAAACATCAAACACATCAAAGTCGGTGGTATATTTCTTCATTCGATTCCTGAATTCAGAAACTCGATCACCACCGACTACCATGTAAACTTTGGTATATCCTTGTTTGCTTAGGATGTCTAGTACCTGAAAAGGAGTTTTTGCCGATTTATCATCAACAATATTTGCTCCTGAAAACATTTTTCGCATAAATAGTACTTTATCCTTATGTGTCAGGGGATTTTGTTTTTTATCCTGTGACTGACTAGGGTAAATCCTATGTTCTGCATTCCGTTTTTTCGCTTCTCTTATAACTGTATTAATGAGAAGTTGGTGCCCCGATGTGGGAGGCTGAAACCTGCCGAAAGTAAACACCACAGACTTACCTTCAGTCTGTTCCCGAATGTTTGCTTGTATTTTTCGGTATGATTTCATTTTACTTATTGAGATTGGATCACGCACCCTTTCTTGGTAAGGATTACCTTCACACCGGGGCGGCCAACTCTCCTTTTAAGTCATAAAGAGATTAACGGATTTAGTCTTTATTCCACGGGAAGAATTTGCGTACCCAGTACCAAATTTTCTTACCCGAAAGAGCGCCAAGACCAAAAACTACAATCGTATAAAAAACAGTTCCAAGAACTTGTGATGTTGTTAAGTCTAAATCCATTGTTAATCTCCTAATATCTTATTAAAGAACAATACTATTTATAAAACTAAAAACTAAGACGTTGCAGTGGGGTTATCCAGCAACACCAATACCACCACCATCAATTCCGCCTGGTATACCACCACCGTCAGGTAAGCATTCTAGACATGTACCCCCACCAATTACGTTACCTCGATCATCAAGTATCGGAGGGAAAAAGTTCACCATATAAATCAGGTTCAGAAATGCTTCAAGATCAGCCTCGGGGTTTCCGGTATTAATACCGAGTCCGAATTTTCCACTGAGACCAGTGATACTATTTGTTCCTGAGAGATATGCCATTGATCTAAAGATGTCTCCAAAATTGGCCATATAATATTCTTCCCACCAAACCGTAAAATCTGGAATAGTTACAGGATAAGTATCCACATCATCTAAATTGAAACCATCAAGATTCCAAGGACGATCTTCCGGACGATCGTCGGGTTCTCCGAAGTCTCCTCGATCACTTGGTCGTCGTGTATCATATCCTTGTGTACGAACACCCCGACCCTTACCAGTTGCATCCTGAGCAAAAAAACTATTAGCACCAGATTTTGAATATTGTCTCATGTTGAAGGGAATAGCATTTTCTTCTTCTTCCCTGCCAACAGGACCCATACTCATCGTGGTGGTTTGTTCTTCTAGGAATTTTATATTTCCAATTTCAATCATATATCAGTCCTTTTTTTTAGACTTCTTTTCAGACTTCTTTTCAGACTTCTTTTCTAATTTTTTAGTTTCGGCTACAACGTCTACCTTACCTCGAAGACCTCGCATGATGCTTGATCTGCTGTTAAGGACTGCTCTACCGAGTTTGCTGTTGTCTGTTTTTCGTACTTCTTCTCTAGTTGCCATTATTTCTCTCCTGAATAGAAATTGATTACTGTACTATGTATGCCGAATTAACCTTTTACCCAGTTTTTTGCAGCAGTAAAGTTTTGTCGTGAAAATTCGAGTCTGTCTACTAATTTAAGTGCTTTTGTGCCATATCTGTCGATTGCAACATATCCTTCTGGTGCAGTAACCTCAAAACCGTCGCCACTCTTGATGAAAGTACCGATTGATTTGATTTTTTCGAATTTGCGAACCAATACGATCTTTGCTTCGCCCAGAAGTGCATGAAGTTTGAATGCCTTGTCGATTTTTGCACCATTCTGTGCTATAAAGGACATAATTTTGTCTTTTTGCTCTTGTTTTCGCTTCTTTCCTGCTTCAGACTTCAATTTATCGACTTGGGACTGCAATTTCTTGTCCATGTAAGCGACAAAACCCCTTATATTTCCGGTAGAAACGCCTTGTCGAACATTTGCGTTGATGTAGATCTTAATTTCGTCAATGATCGAGTTATTTTTGTTCAATTGGTTCAGGAAACTTCGATTAGCAACCAACAGTGTATTGATTTTCTTGATTAGTTGATCGACTTTCGCAACTTCTTTGTTGGTGAGTGTTGCAGAACCCGAAACATCCTTCAGGTACGCATCGTCGAACCACACATCGGGTGTATTTTTAAATCCACTGACACTAACACCGAACGATGCATTTAAATCTGTAATACTTTTACCAGTATACTTTGTATGAAACACAATACCAATTCTTGCTCGTTCGATTCTCTTTGCAAGATCAGAATCTTTGGGTACAGCATACGTGATAGTATTGGGGGTAAACGTAATGTGCGGTTCACCATTGATGGTTTCTGTGCCCAAGTCATCGTTCATGAACATCATGTCACCTTGAATGATTCCATCGAACCCAAGTTTAGGAAGATGGTTCAATGCAACGTGAAGTCTGTCTGCAAGTCCACCTGAGTGGTTTACACGAATGTCATCGTGTGTATAGTTCACCTTTGGTGTCTTGTTGAATAGACTCTTGGTAGCAACAAAGAACTTTCCGTTCTCTGGATCCTTACCACAGAAGATTGCAGGCGCACCGTCCCACTTTACAGTAACATTCACTCCGCTCTTGGAGTTTCCCCGAAGCATGTCCACGACAGACTTCAGAAAGTTTACTGCATCGGAGACGCCCTTTGCGCCTTCATTGAACACAGAATCTTCAATGTGTTCCATGTGAAGATTCTTAGATTCACTTAAATACATACCAAATGATTTCATTAACAGTCCCACTTCTTGAGTGCAAGTGCCTTTC